GACTATGTCGATGATCCTGCAATCCAACCCGCAGCTTTGGACTGTGGCCGGCGATCTGTTCATCAAGAACATGGATTGGCCCGGCGCGCAGGAGATGGCAGCGCGGTTCAAGAAGATTCTTGACCCGAAGGTTCTGGCGGAAGGCGATCAGTCGCCTGAGATGATGGCAGCCCAACAGCAGATGGAAGCCATGACGCAAGAACTGAACCGCATGACGGACATCATCGCCAACGTGCAGGACAGCGTCGCCCAGCGCGAGGTGGACATTAAGGAATACAAGGCTCAGGTGGACGCCTACGACGCCGAAACGAAGCGGATCAGCGCCGTGCAGCAGAGCATGACGCCAGAGCAGATTCAGGACATTGTGATGGGTACAATCGCCGCGGCGCTGGACACCGGCGACTTGATCGGCGGGGCGCCGCAGATGCGCGAGATGCCCGACATGGAACAGCCAGAGATGCAGCCGGAAATGTCCGAGATGCAACCTGAAATGCCGCCTGAAGGAATGATGGAATGAAGTGCGCGGACTTTGTAGGGATGCTGTTTTTGGCGCGGGATGTAACCCATTCCGCTCACCTAAACACGCGCAGCTATGCCAAGCACATCGCGCTGAACGAGTTCTACGACGGCATCATCGACCTGGCAGACAAGTTTGCCGAAGCCTACCAAGGTAAGTACGGTCTGATCGGGCCGATCTCACTGATGTCGGCCAAAAAGACCAACAACGTGGTTGAGTTCCTCGAAGGGCAGCTAGAAGACCTTGAGCAAATGCGCTATAAGGTCGTTGATAAGGAGTGTACCCCGCTCCAAAACATTATCGACGAAATTTTCGGGTTGTATTACACCTCGTTGTATAAGCTCAAATTTCTGGCGTAAGGAACGGATATGGAACTGCTTCGCCCTTTGAATGACGCTGGGTTCGGTACACAGAATGCTGCGTATACCGGCACCGCCGGGTCTACGACTGGCTGGAACGCCGGCCCGCAAGGCGTGCTGGTGTGGTCTACGACTGACATGTACGTGCGCGTCGGCGAGGGCGTGACGGCCACGTCTAGCGACACGCCCATCCCCGCGTTTACCCCGGTTCCTTTCACCGTTCCGCAAGGAACTGGCGGTGTGTGGCGCGTTAGCGCGTTGCAAATCGGCGTATCTGGCACCGTCTACGCCAAGCCGATCAACATTCGATGAGCTTTGGCATCCCCGTCCGCAACGGCTTGTCCGTAAGCATAGTCACCACGGCTACCCTTACATCAGGGTCTGGGGCTGGCGGCGGCGGGCGCCGTGACGGCGGAGAGCCTACGCTGATCCTGGATTTCGTGGGTGGCAACGTGCCGTATGGATCAACGCTCAACCTAAACTTCACCGGCCAGACATATAGCGCCTACACCGCCGATCCAGCCGGGCAAGGCTTCCCAAACTTCTGGGCTTGGAGCTAACTCATGCCTTTGACCAACTACGCCTTCGCTGATCTTATCACGTTCACGCGCTCCACCACGGCTACGTTCGTGGGCAGCAATGGCTTGATCCAGTTTGCAGCGATCAACGCCCCGCGTTTTGACTTTGATCCGGTCACTCTGGCCCCGCTGGGCCTGCTGATTGAGGAGCAGCGGGTAAACTCGGCGTTGTACTCGGAGCAATTTGACAACGCCGTATATATCAAAGTTCGCTCAAGCATTACCGCTAACGCTACGACTTCACCTGATGGAACTGCAACAGCAGATAAATTGGTAGAAGATACAACCGCGACAAGCACCCATTTGATCCAACTGCAAGCCGGGTTTTCATCGTTTGTTTCTGGAACTACGTATGTAATTTCTGGATACGCTAAAGCTGGTGAAAGAACCTCTGTTCTTATAAATTTGGGGCCGGACGCCGGAGTTTTTGCAGGTCAAAATGCAGTCTTTGATTTCAGCACGGGCGCTATCAGCGCGCAATCTGGCGTTGCTACTTTTGCAATGACTAACGCTGGGAACGGCTGGTATCGTTGGTCTGTCGCTGCTACGGCAGCGGCGTCGGGTGCCGGCGTTATCCGTTTTTCACTTATTGGGCCGTTGGGTAGTACTACCTACACCGGCGACGGCACCTCTGGCTTGTTTCTTTGGGGTAACCAAATTGAAGCTGGCGCGTTTCCCACCAGCTACATCCCCACCGTGGCCTCCACGGTCACCCGCACGCGCGATGTGGCAACAATAACGGGGGCAAACTTCTCGCCGTGGTATAACGCCAACGAAGGGACGTTTATTGTTTCGTTTACTTCACGACCCACCGCCGTTGCTCTTGTTGCAAATGACGGATCATTCAGCAATCGTCTGCCTCAGATGGGTGTAGGCGCAACTTCACTCTACGAAAACTTTATTGTTACTGGTGGTTCCGTTGTTGCAACTCTTAACCCAGCAGGAACCCATGTTTTTGGCACACCTGCAACCGTGGCAGTGGCTTACGCCGTGAACAATTATGCTGCGTCTGCAAACGGAGGAACGGTTGTTACGGACACGTCGGGCGCGCTCCCTACGGGAATCAACAATCTTAACATGGGCAGCCTTCAAACCGGCGCTTCAACAATAAACGGCTACCTTCGCAACATCACCTACTATCCAACACGTCTCACCGACGCACAGCTACAGGCGCTCACAGCATGATCGACCTCTATCTCATGACCGCCACCGACGAAGAAATGCTTGTCGCGTTGATCGCTGCGGGCGTCACTGACGAAGAAGGTTTTCCGGTGGTGGGCGTCTCGCTCGACCACATCGGGTCATTCAGCCGCGTGACGGGCTACGACAAGGTCAAAGAGCCTATCGTTGTGGACTACCCTGGCTGGCACACCAACCTCCGCGGCGACTTCACCGACGAGCAGCTTGCTGCGTTGGCGCCGATCAGCGTTCAACCCGCAGCCCCGCACCGCGTCTGGGCATGACGTTGCACACAGATACTGTATAGTGTAGATTACACAGTAACCGTACCGGCGAGGTTCACCGGGAACTCCATAGGGGTTATACATGGACGAGAATGTCCCAACTGAAGCGGATGCCTCCGCGCCGGAACTGGAAGCCACGGCAGCAATCCAGCCCGCAGAAAACACGACGCCGGAAACGCCTGTCGAACAGGAAGCATCCAAGACCTTCTCCCAGGAGGAACTGGACGCAATCGTCGGCAAGCGGCTTGCAAGGGAACAGCGTAAGTGGGAGCGTGAGCAAGCCCAGCGACTGGAAATGGCCCAAGCGCAGAAAGCAGCAGCATCGCCTTCTGATCTGACCGCCGACCAGTTCAACACCTACGAAGATTACGCAGAGGCTCTGGCCGAACGTAAAGCGGAGGAATTGTTGGCAAGGCGGGAAACCGCCAAGCAGCAGCAGGCATTGCTTGAAGGCTACCACGACCGTGAGGAATCAGCGCGGGATCGGTACGACGATTTTGAACAAGTCGCCTACAACCCCAATCTGTCCGTCACGGAGACGATGGCGCAAAGCATCCAGGCTTCCGACATTGGCCCCGATGTCCTGTATTGGCTCGGTTCCAACCCGAAGGAAGCGGATCGCATTGCCCGGCTGCCGCCCATCTTGCAGGCAAAAGAGATCGGAAAACTTGAAGCCGGCATGGCCTCAAGCCCGCCGGTTAGAAAGACTTCAACCGCCCCGGCACCGATTGCACCTGTCACAGCCCGCGCTTCTGGCGCGCCAGCTTACGATACGACCGACCCTCGTTCGACCAAGTCGATGAGTACGTCGGAATGGATCGAAGCGGAACGGATGCGGCAGATCAAGAAGTACGAGGCACAACGCAACCGTTAATTTGGGACTACCACCATGGCTAACTCGATTCTTACTATCGACATGATCACGCGGAAGGCTCTCGAAATCCTCGAGAACAACCTCGTGCTCACCCGCAACGTCAACCGTCAGTACGACGACAGCTTCGCTGTTGAAGGTGCCAAGATCGGTTCGACCCTGCGTATCCGTCTGCCCGACCGCGCGCTGGTCACGGACGGCGCTGCCCTTCAGGTGCAGGATGACAACGAACAGTTCACCACGCTGACCGTTGCCAACCAGAAGCACATCGGCGTGAACTTCACGACCGCCGAACTGACCATGCAGTTGGACGACTTTGCAGAACGCGTGCTGAAGCCGCGTATCTCGCAGCTTGCCGCCAGCATCGACGCTGACGTGGCCAACGCCTACGCCACCATCGGCAACACGGTCGGCACCCCCGGCACCACCCCGTCCACTTCGCTGGTTCTGCTTCAGGCCCAGCAGAAGCTGAACGAGAACGCTGCCGTGATGTCGCCGCGCTACGCGACGGTCAACCCGGCTGCCAACGCTGGCCTGGTTGAAGGCATGAAGGGCCTGTTCAACCCAACCGACACCATCAGCAAGCAGTTCAAGAACGGCATGATGGGCACCGGCGTGCTTGGTTTTGAAGAAATCAACATGTCGCAGTCCATTAAGCAGTTTACCACCGGCACCCGTACCGCCACCGGCGGCACGACCTCGGCGGCTGTCACGGCTGAAGGCGCCACCACCATTGCCATCACTGGCGCTGGTGCAGCGGCTACCGTCCGTGCTGGTGACGTGTTCACCGTGAACGGTTGCTTCGCTGTGAACCCGCAGACCCGTGAAAGCACTGGTTCGCTTTTCCAGTTCGTCGCGCTGGCCAACGTCACGTTGGACGGTTCGGGTGCTGGCAACATTACCGTCGCGCCGGTCTACTCGGCTGCCAACGCGCTGGCCACTGTCAACGTGCTGCCTGCCACTTCGCAGGCTGTCGTGTTCGTTGGTGCTGCTGGCACCCAGTACGCGCAGAACCTGGTGTACCACAAGGACGCCATCACCTTCGCCACCGCCGACCTTCTGCTGCCGCAGGGTGTCGATATGGCGTCGCGTCAGGTGCATAACGGCATCAGCCTGCGTATCGTTCGTCAGTACGACATCAACAACGACCGTATGCCTTGCCGCATCGACGTTCTGTACGGCTACAGCACGATCCGTCCGCAGATGGCTTGCCGCGTCTGGGGCTAAGCTGAAACCGGCCCCCGGTTCGCCGGGGGCCAACTTCTTTGAAAGGATTATACAATGGCTCTCCCCAATGGCGGCGGTGGTTATCAGGTCGGCGATGGCAACCTGAACGAACCGCTTATCGACGCGATCCCGCTTCCGATCTCCATCACGGCGGCTGCTACGCTCACCCCGGCTCAGGTGCTGAACGGCGTGATCTTGGCCAACAGCGGCGTCACCGCTACGCAGACCTACACGCTGCCGACTGTGGCGGCGCTGGAAGCTGTTCTGTCCAACTCGGAAAAGGTCGGCACGTCCTTCATGTTCCGCGTGGTCAACCTTGGCACGTCGTCCGGTACTGCGGTTATCGCCGCTGGCACCGGCTGGACTGTGTCGGGTTCTCTGACCATGACCATCCCGGTCACGACCGGCGCGGCCATGCTTGCCCGCAAGTCCGCTGAGGGCGCGTGGACGCTGTACCGCGTCGCGTAATAGAGGTCAGCCTCGGCCTTCGGGCCGGGGCTACCTTTTAGGAGAAAGACAATGGCTAACACCAAACCCATCGGCGTTGCCTTCAGCGATCAGGACATCGTCGGCGCGCAGTTTTTGCTGTCTGATGAACAGCTTGGCTACACCGCCGCCGCGCAAGGCACCGTCACGCAGTTAACGGACAAAAGCACGGCGGTCACGTTGAACCGGTCGGCTGGTCGCATCACCATGAACAACGCTTCGTTGGCCACGGCCACCAACGCCACGTTCACGCTGAACAACAGCCTGATCTCGGCCAACGACACCGTTATCCTTACGATCTCTGGCGGTCAGGCTACCCCTGGCTCGTACAACGTGTTCGCAAACTCGCTGGCAGCCGGTTCGGTCAGCATCAGCTTGCGTAACATTTCTGGCGGTTCGCTGTCGGAAGCAATCGTGATCAACTTCGCGCTGATCCACTGCGCCTAACGAAGTGGGCGGCCTTCGGGCCGCCCATTTTAAGGATTTTCTATGGCCGTCATTTACATGGTTCACCCGGCGCACGGCGCCAAGGTTGCGATCTCTAATGAGGAAGCGATTTTGGATGCAATGGATGGCTGGGAACGCTATGATGTGGTCACGTCATCTGTGGTGACGGACGATGACGAGGATGATATCGTCAACGAGATGGCGGCACCAAAGCGGCGCGGACGCCCCCGCGCAAAGCAGGAAGACTGACCAATGACCAGCGCCGGCGACATCATCAACGGGTCACTGCGGCTTCTGGGTGTCCTGGCTGAAGGTGAAACGCCGTCAGCCGAAACGTCGCAAGATGCGCTGACCGCCATGAACCAGATGCTGGATAGCTGGTCGACAGAGCGGTTGGCGGTTTACGCCACGCAGGATCAGGTGTTCACATGGCCTGCGGGCCTGCTGTCGCGCACGCTGGGGCCGACCGGCGACTTCGTCGGCAACCGCCCCGTGCTGCTGGACGACAGCACCTACTTCCGCGACGCCAGCACCGGCATCAGCTATGGCATCAAATTTATCAACCAGCAGCAGTACAACGGGATCGCGGTCAAGACCGTGACCTCGACGTTCCCCCAAGTGATCTTCGTCAACAACACGTTCCCTGACATCGAGATGTACATCTACCCGCGGCCCACCCGCGAGTTGGAATGGCACTTCATCTCTGTTGAGGAACTGACCAAGCCCGCGCTGCTGGCAACCGAACTGACATTCCCGCCAGGCTATCTGCGTGCGTTCCGCTACAATCTGGCCTGCGAGATGGCGCCAGAGTTCGGCGTTGAGCCGTCGCCCCAGGTGCAACGAATCGCCATGACCAGCAAGCGCAACCTGAAGCGCATCAACAACCCTGACGACATCATGTCCATGCCGTACAGCATCGTGGCAACGCGCCAGCGGTTCAACATCTACACTTCAAATTATTGATCGTATTTGCTATGCTTACCGCCGATAAAACCTTTGGTTCCTTTAACCGCCCGCAAAAGCCCTTTAGCTTTGTACGCGTTGATGGCGTGCTGAATGTTTTCGCGGTGCGACAGCAACTCAAGATTTTCCAGCCGGTTGTCCGCGCGGTTCAAATTTTTATGGTTGATCTCCATTCCCTCCGGAATGGGGCCTATAAAGGCCTCCCACATCACGCGGTGAACCGCGACTCTGGCGTATTTTCCATCTTTGCATGGGCTGAACCGAACGTAGTGGTCGCGCGCAACGCGCGTTTTGACCGGACGAGCGCCGCTGTCGCCGACCCACGTTTTGCCGTGCTTAATGTTGAACGCCGTGGTAATGCTGGTGTTGAGAAAAGCAGCTACGGCGCCCAGCGCGGCACCTTTGGCAAACATATTTTTTGCCGCGTCAATTTGTTCCGCGTTAAACAGCTTTCCTCTCGCTACGCGCCTGACACGCGCAAGATTGCTGATCTCGTAAAGACCTTCGTAATTGCGGACTGGTTTCCAAATCTCCATGCCGTAAACGTTAAACCCCTACACGTTGAAAGTCAACCGTAATGGCTAACGTCAAAATCTCTCAGCTTCCCGCAGTTACAGTCCCGTTGGCTGGCACTGAGGAAATACCGGTTGTGCAGAGCGGTGTCACCAAGCGCACGGCGATCAACAACATTCTGAACGCAAACACCATACCGTACATCGCCAACGGCCTCGGCGCGGTTGCCACGCCGTCGTACACCTTCACCGGCGACCTCAACACCGGTATGTGGTCGCCCGCCGCTGACACGCTTGCCTTCAGCAAAGGCGGCGCGGAAGCCATGCGTATCGACAGCAGCGGCAACGTCGGAATTGGGACAACCACCCCCGGCGCAAAGTTGGATGTAAACGGGCCAATCGTAATCGGCAACATTACCGCGCGCGGCGATGGTTCTGAAGGTGGACAAATTACCTTTAACAACGCAACCAACAGCGCAGGGCCGCTGACTCTTGATGTAGATGCCACTGGCAACGGTCGGCTTATCACTACCGTAAACAGCGCCAACCTAAGCCTTGGGCAACTTTCTGGCACGGGCGGGATCGTTCAATTTTACACTGCCAATAGCGAACGTATGCGGATTGACGCCAGTGGCAATGTTGGGATTGGGACGAGCGCGCCGCCGCAGCTTCTGGCTGTCGGCAGTTCTACGGATCAGTTTGGTGCAGGCGTATCTGGCGCTGTCGCAACTGCGTATTTTGGATCGCCAAGCAGTGGCTCTGGCGGCATCAGACGCCTCGCGTATGATCGCAGCACTGGTGATTTTAATTTTATCGGCGGCAGCGTCGCCAGCCCTTCGACCCAGATGACCATCACTTCTACGGGGAGTGTTGGAATTGGAACGAGCAGCCCAGATGCCTCTGCCCTACTGGACGTTTCATCGACTACGAAAGGCTTTTTGCCGCCGCGTATGTCTACCGCGCAACGCGATGCCATTGGTGGCGCAACGCAAGAAGGTCTGATTATATACAACGTCACGACCGACAAGCTGCAAGTGTTTGCCGCCGGCGCGTGGGTTAACCTTCACTAAGGGGATTGAAGCATGACCCTCAACACTTGGGCCGTCACCCAGATGGACGCCTACCCCGAACGCGACGGCAAGATCGATGTGGTCTTCACCGTCCACTGGACGCTGACCGGCAGCGAAGCTGGTTTCGTGGGTACTGCCTACGGGACGCAGGGCGTGATGGTTGACCCCGGCGCCCCGTTCACGCCCTACGCCGATCTGACGCAGGAACAGGTTATTGACTGGGTGAAGGCCGGTATGGGCGCGGAGCGTGTCGCAGAATTGGAAGCCGGCGTAGCCAACCAGATCAACGAACAGATCATTCCTTCGGTTGTTACCCCGCCGCT